TTCATTGTATGAATTATATTGATGAATATTCGTTGATTCGGATGCAACAATTACAACAAATAAAAGACACACTCATAAAACATAATGTATTTGATAATATTGTAATTTGCGGAGATTTGAATATAGACTCAATCGATCAAACTACTTACAAATACTATAAGAAACTAATAGAACTTTTTCCGAATGGAAAAGATTCTTTTACGCATCCATTCCCAATCACGAACCCACCGGATGCGCGGATAGATTACATTGTTTATTATGGAAAAGAATTTGAATTCCATAATACACAGATTGTTGATGCAAACAGATATAAATCACATAGTGATTTATATTCTCTTGAAGCGAGCGACCACTTAGGTATTCAAACACAACTTTTTCACAATAAATACAATGAATAATAAAGAGAAAATAAGAGAAAGTGTAATAATAACCAGTTATTGTAATAAAAAGATAAAATAAAAATAATTAAATTTAGTTAAAAAAAATTAGAAAATAGCTTAACAAAAATAATACTTTCTTAAATATAAGATATTTAAGAATTAAACAAATATCACTTATAAAATTGGATAGTCAATTTTCCAATTAAAAAATAGTCTCTAACAACACATTAAATTCATCAATCATCTTCTTTGTCTTCGTGTAGATTTGCTTTCGCTCTTCTATATTTTCCGGTGTCTGATTTGGGACCTTGTGCTGATGTGCAAATATATAATCACACTTCTTCATTTTTGCGAAATCAACTAACTTATACTCCGGATTTCCATCATTCATCACAATCTCATAAAAGATTTGAAAATTATTTCCATTAGAAGATCCATTCACTTGAACAATCCCGCAATTTTTAAAAGTATTCTCCCAAATATTTAATGTAATATCGAAATTATTCGTCTTATTATTTTTCAGTTTGAATTTCTTATACTTATCCCCACGCTTTGATTCTCCACTTTCGAGGCTCAAATTCTTAACATCTGGATGTATATCTAAATGTTCATAAATAGTTTCATAAAGACCCTTGTTAAAATTATTCGACATATAATATTATAAATATTTTTATTTTGTTTTCTTTGGATTTCTTTTGGGTTTCAATTTTTAAATATCAGACAAATATTCTAAACCACCATTTCCATTTGGAGGAGGAACACCACTCTGAGGAACACATCGTATAGTATCCTCCTTACAAGTGGGTGGACTCAAATACAACCACTTCGCAAATGAGGTTTGCTCATTAGGAATCGTTGTGCTCGGCATCGTATAATACTGACGCTGAGAATTCCGCTTGTTATACAAATCACTTACATCCCGATACAAATTATACCCAAAGTCCTTCTCAACATTTGAAGCAACTTCCGGCTTATCATAATACTTACAAGCCTCCGGTTTCTGCTTGTTATCAGTTATCTGATTAATATTCATAAAAGGATTGTTAATTGATGGTTTTGAGCATTCTCCATTAATAACTTTATAATCGCCTAATGTGGTTTGAAATTCACCAGTATTTTCAAGAATCGCATTTTGAACATTTGCTAAATGGGAACTGTTATCATTCTGAGAATTCAAAAGACTTTTATAATCTTGGAGATGCTCAACTTTGGATGGTTTATAATTTTTATATATCAAGAATGTAAATACTAAAACAACAATGAATATATAAATATACAAATAGTTCCCAAAAAATATCATCAACAATAAACTAACATAGAAAGATAAACGAACTAAAGCGTTCAACTTTTCAGAAAGAGACAAATTCGGATTTGGAAAAAACTCAATGAACCTATTAGGGTCCAATAATATGGAAGGTTGATTATACCAAAAATTATCTGATACTTTTTCGATGTTCATATTACTTTATTATAAATAAAAATTATTTTATAATTTTATTTAGTAATCAAAAAATTTTTTTGATTATAGATTATTTTCAACTCACTTTTTCTTAGTATGTTTTTTCTTTTTACCACCACCTCCGCCCATGAGGCCCCCCATCATTGAAAACAAATTTCCCATTCCCTCCATACCCTTTCCACCTTTACCACCGCCCATTCCACCAAGGCCCATTGATTGTAGGGCCGGATTCAACATTCCCATCATTTGTGTGGCATCCTTCATAAGGGCCTCCTCATTCAAATCGCCACTCGCCAATTTTGTCTGTAATTTACTACTCACTTTTTGAATAATGCTCCCTAAACCTCCACTTCCCCCATTCATGAAAGATTTCATCAAATCATCGGGCGACTCTAAATTCTGTAAATCACTCAAATCTAAATCTTGACTAATTTCCTTCGCTAAATTACCAATGCTTGAATTCATAAACTTCTCCTCGAACTTTCCTTCATCCATTCCTTCAAACAAATTTGGAAGTGGGCCGGAACCATTGCCAGCTTCCGCCTCTTGCTTAGTCGCCTGTTCCTTCAATATGTCCTCCGCAAATTTTGCGCTAGATGCCATTATGTTCTTCAAATTGTCGTCATGATTAGCGAGGGCCTCTTTTATTTTAGCAATATTTTCATAGGTCTGGTATTTCTCAATTATTTTGGCGAGCTTAGTATAGCTCTGAACAAGCAAATAGAATGTATGTAAATAGCGCCAGAGGGCGTGTTTTGATGAGAGGGATGGACAGTTCGCGTAGATGTCTGCGAATTTGACGCCATGGAGCAAATTCATATCACTTAACTGGTCGCTATTACAGGATGTAATCGCAGTTGAATAGGGTAGGCCGTGGCGGAAAAAATACTCTAAATAATATTTGGTGCTGGCATTTTCAACGATTTTCTTTTTCGCATTCTCAATCGACTCCTTCTTCGAGGAATTCACAAGGACTAAGTCGTCGCAAAATTCAAGAAATATTTTGTTCAAATTCTCTACTGAACTCATATTATTAATTCTATAAAGGTTTTTAAATCGTTTTTACAACGCAGTCGCAATAAAATGGAAAATGGTTTAAAGAAAATGTGATTATTATGATATATAATATGTCCGAAAAAATGAGCACATTAACACGTTTTAATAACACGGTTGAGCAACTGATTGATGATTTAATTATTCGCTATCAGGACCACCCATATTTTGGGAAAGAGCTCGTAATGACGAAGGAAAAGTTCAATCTTCTTCGTAAAACGAACCCGCGTAAATCGGTTGAAGGAACGTTGCGTTTTATTTATCCATTCAAAGCCCAACTTATGGCGAATGATGAAGAATTTTTTGTTAGCAAGTCTTATGATGAACACGTGAAGAATGATTCACATCTGATGAAAGTTCTTAAAATTAAGGAGCTCTGGGAGCAAGATATGGATGATTTGACGAAGAAGACACTGTTCGATTTCTTCAAGGTTTTAATTATTCTTGCCGAGAGATACGTCGCAGAGAAGATGGAGACTCAGGAATTATAAAACGGATTGTTTCATTAAAAACCATTAAATGATGGAATCTGCTTCTCACTTAGACGAAGCACATTTGTAATGATGGAATCCTTTATACGATTTTCTACGTTATCGCAAGAGCATTCCCCGCAGTTTTGACAATTCAGTTGATGATTTTTGGGTTTCCAGTTAATATGAAAATTGAGGAGAAGTGGGACTGATGCAAAGATGTTAAAAATCCATAACTGAATATCATCCATATCATCATCAAATGACCTGTTCGACCCGTTGGATTCAACATCACTATAAATACGACGAATTTGAATCCTCTTCGAATAAAAAAAGTTGTACAATGCTGGGTCAAGATTAAGAACCAATAAAAGTAGAGTTATGAGTTTTCCTGTTAAGTCACGAGTAGATTCATCATCAACGAAACTGAGGTGAGAAATCAGATAGATGTATTGTTTTCGAAACTGTGAATACCGATGGTGGAGGAATAAAATCATCTTGATGTAAAACATCTCTTCGTCCGTAAAGATACTATGCTCAACGTCTCCTGTAGATTCTTCAATCTTTTCAAGTATTCCGTTGTAGAAAAGAATCTTCTTGGATAAATGATTCTTTTTCGTTGAATCCTTCAGTTTTTTCTTCTCTTTCTGAAAGTCTCGAATCATCTGTTTGATTCGAAAAATTAAATAATTTGTGTTTTTAATGTTAAAAATTGTCATTTTCAAGCTAAATTCAATTATATTTTGATTGAATTTACCATCAATTTTTATTAGATAAAAATTGATTGTAAAATTGATATAATAATTAATATATTTAAAAACAATGTTTCCCAAATTAATAATTGTAATAATTATATTGATTCTATCAATTGTAGATGCTAAACGATGCAACAGTTGTTGCAGTTGTTCATCCGCAAATTCCAGAGCGAATAACTTTAAAAAAGACTTAAACAAGTCATCACAAGAGAATGGAATGCTTAAAAGCAAGACAATCACTATTGGAGACAATTTTGCCCTCCGTGTTTCCACAAAGGATGGGGCGCATATTGGATGGATTCACGATGAATTTAATCCCAGTATGTCTATTCCATCGAATGCTCAAATTCACATTGAGCAAAGAGTTGCCTGTTTGAATGGAACTCGCATTTTCTATGACATCGATCACGAAGGTCTTTTCATTGATTTGCCTGTAATCGGAAGGTATACCGCGAGTCAAATTAGCCTTCCTACAAGGTCGGTCAGTTCAATAATCATACCAACAGGCTACCAAGTCATATTATATGCGAATGAAAATGACTTTGTTGTCTTGACATCATCCCAAAAAAATTTAGGAAATTTCAATGATCGGATGGTCTCATTGGAGATTCAAGAAATCTTTGAAAAAAAGACGCGACATGTTGCAATCATCCACTCACACCAAAATTTTAACGGAAAACGGACTGGGATTGAAATTGGAGAATCGTATCAAATTCCAACTGCGCAAATTGGTTCTATTGTGATTGAATCGGAACACGAAGTTTTTCTTTACGATGGTTCAATTCTAACGGATGTTTACGCATCAACTATCAATCGTGTATCAATTTCTGCGATGGCGACTGCGACTGCGACTGTTCAAAAAGTTGGAAGTATTCCGACTCAATATGCTGTCTTTTATGACGATGTTGATTACAAAGGACCACATTTTATCCTGTTGAATCCAATTGTGTATAACTGGACAATTGGAAAATTGAGTTCACTTCGTATTCCACAAGACTATCAGGTTGTGCTGCGGGACCAAGATTCTCATATTGTATTGAGAGGAAATGTCCCAAATCTGGTATTGTACTTCTTCAACGATCGCGCAATGACTATGGTTTATGAAAAAAGAACCAGTAGAAATATCGAAAATGTAGTCATTTTTTCAAAATCACATTTTTATGGAAAGATGAGAACGCTTCCAATTGGGAATACGGATGTGAGCGAGGTGTTTTACGCTGGATCGATTCGAGTTCCATCTGGATACACAGTTAAAATTGTGAAAACGCCGGTTTTCCCATTCAATACGGAGAGAATCTTCACGTATGTTGCTGATTCATCTGACATACGTTATTTCATTGATAGTCCGATTAGTTCAGTTCATATTTCATTCTGTGAAATATGAACTAAACAGATGTTCAGTAATTGTTTAACTGAACTAAAAATCAAAAATTTTATAAAATTTTTCTCAATTATAAGTTAGTTGGAATTTAGATAAATCACAATTCCGAATCCGAATTAAGAACATAATCAAGACCATTATATTGTGAGTTCTCAACTGCATCCAAATAAGCATCCGTTTCACTTGTTGATAAACTAGAATATCTCAATGGGATACATTCGCGTTCGAAGAAATAGGCAAAGTCCCATTCAAGACCATTTGAAAGAGATTTTAAATACTCGACCACCTCTTTTTTTTCTTCATCAGACAAAAAACCGAGTCTAGCTGAATAGCCAATTTCCCGGATGAGTTTCGATACTCTATCAACTGCTTTCCGAACAATTGGGTCATCATCATTTTTTTGAGACCGTCTTTTTCTTAGACGTCGCAGTCTATTTTTTAATTCCTTAATTGGAGTTTCAAAAATAAGAAAAAACATTTGATTGTAAATCAAATAAATTTTGATTGAATTTACCATCATTTTTTATAATATTTGAATTGTTTAATTCAAATTTTATTCTTGCTCTGGATGAAATTCCGAAAGTTCATTAGGAAACATTTCGCAAACTTCAAGATATCTTGTTGAACCATATCTTTCCATAACATCTGATAGGAATGTTGGATCTTTTTTGAATGGATCAGATACGTATCCGAATTCCTGATTTTTTGCGAACCTTACAAAACATTTAACTTCCGTATTCACTTTCGTATTACTTAAAGACTCTTCATCATCCTGATACTCACATTTAACATAATTGATAATCGAAAGTGGCTCGATATTCGGTTTCAATGATGGTGGTTCAATTTTACCATCCTCAAATGAAGCAAGCAACATTCTATTTTGAAGATGACCAGTGGGAAAATTGATGTCTTTAAGTTGAGGAGGAACCAGATGAGGCCATGACTTTAACATTTCGTGGAGAATACGTATTTTCTCACGAATATCATCTCCCATAACACATTTCGCATGCTCTTTATTTGCCATAAATGTACTGCATACAGGAAACTCCGCGTGGTCCTGAACAATTTTTTGAATAACATTATTGAAAAATATCCTCCAAATTAAAAAGACCATTTGCTTCATTGACTCGTTTCTCTTACTGGAATCAAATTCTTTTTGTGATTCTTGAAGAAATGCTTCTACTTTTATATTAAAGTTTGTGATTTCTTGAAGAACATCATCTGGAATCGGAATTCCAAGATCGCATCTGTTTTTAATGATGGACTCAACTAATTCACCAAGCTTAAATATAGGACGATTAGCACTACTCATTTTTGAATATAAACATAAAAAATGTATCATATTTACCATCATTTTTTATAAATAAATGAATCATTTGATTCAATTTTATTTTTCCTTTGGATGATACTCCGAAAGTATATTTGGAGACTCTACACAAACATCAATGTATGTTTTCGAACCATGTTTTTCCATAACTTCTGACAGGAATGTTGGATCATATTCTGATGGATTATATACGTATTCATATTCACACTCTCTTGCAAACGTTGCGAAACATAGAACTGTTTGATCATTTACATAATCATTATCATCCAAATATTCAGATTTAAGGTAATCAAGAATTGAACATGGCATAGTACCAGGTTTTAAGGATGGTGATTCAACAAATCCAACCTGCGGTTCAATTCCTTCATCCCATGAAGCATACAACATTTCATTACGAAGATAACCAGCAGGAATATTGATGTCTTGACGTCGAGGAGGAACCACATAAGGCCATGACGACTTTAACATTTCATGGACCAGACGTATTTTCTCACGAATATCATCTCCCATAACACATTTCGCATGCTCTTTATTTGCCATACATGTATAGTATATTGGAAACTCTGAGTGGACCTGAACAATTTCTTTAATTAAATTATTGAAAAATGTTTGCCAAAGTAAAATGACCATTCGGTCAATTGAATTGTTTCTCTCTATACATTCAGTTTGTTTTTGCGATGCTTGAAGGAATGCTTTTCCATCTCGATTAAATTCTTCAATTTTCGTTAGAAAACCACTTGGAATTAAAATTCCAAGTAAGTGCATTTCTTCAATGCGCTCAGCTAATTCACGAAGCGTAAATATATGACTACTCATTTTTGAATATAAACATAAAAAATGTATCATATTTACCATCATTTTTTATAAATAAATGAATCAATTGATTCATTCAAGAAATATCGGAAGTTCCACAGAACATTGACTAATACTAAAAAGGTCTTTAAATTGTCATTATTATCTCTGGATATTACGATTTATTTTTTTGATTTTTAATGATGTAAGCAGATAACGCAATGCCTTAATATTTAGATATCAAAATACTATTTTTACTGATGATAAACTTTTTAACATTATATTTAGAGCTCGATTATAATCTTTATCCATATTTATTTTATTATTTTACTCACTCCCATATTTTCATTTTTACAACCACACATACTAAATGTTTTTGATGTCTACAATTCGTCTTAGATTCTTAAACTATTTTATCTTATCTAGTATCAGCAATAATATTGAAACATCTGTATTGAATTAAAATTATTGATAGTTAATTCTTTATCTGTGTATAAACAAAATTTAATACAAATAAATCCATATATAGAAAAAACTTGTGATAATCTTTATTAAAATATATATAATATATATGAGCATTTTAGGAAATAAAATTCTTATTATTGGTGGTACAGGATCTCTTGGCATACAATTAACCAAAAAATACATAGATGATAATGAGTTATATTTATATTCACGTGATGAATGTAAGCACTGGACTATGGAAATCGATTTTAACCACCATCCTAATTTACATTTTATTATTGGAAATATATCAGATAAGGAAAAGGTAAAACAAACAATTCTTAGACATAATTTTGACATTATTATTATGGCAGCAGCATTAAAACATATAGATAAATGTGAATATGAGACAGACCAATGTATTAATACTAATTTATTAGGAACAAAAAATGTTTTAGATGAAATTGAAAACAATTTGCAATTATTAACGAATTTGAAAAGTGTGTGTTTTATTAGTACGGACAAAGCATGTAGTCCAGTAAATATATATGGAATGACAAAAGCAGCATCTGAGTGCTTAATGATTGAAAAAGCGAAATATATTCCTAGTATTAAATTTGTATGTGTTCGTTATGGTAATGTTTTGAATTCACGAGGCAGTATTATTCCGATGTTACATAAATTAGGTGAAAATAAAGATACACCATACTTTAAAATAACAGATCGTAGAATGACACGTTTTGTAATGACTTTA